ACAACCCGAGGCGGAATATCCGGCATTCAATCCATCCAACAATAAAACATCAATATTCTATTTTAAAGAATATCGTTGCGGCAAAAACCCATACGCGTTGCCGTCATGGGTTGCGGCGTGCAATTGGGTTGAATCCGATATCGAGGTTTCCAGGCACACATTGACCAATGCGAAAACCGGATTCAGCGCATCGAAGTTCATTAACTTTTACAATGGCGAACCGGACGAAGATAAAAAGCGAAAGATAACCGCGCGTTTAGAAAACGCCGCGACCGGGGCCGAGGGTAAAAAGGTTTTAATCGGATTCAACAACGATCCGGCAAAGCGTCCGACAATCGATGATTTGGGCGCATCGGATTTAACAAAGGAAGATTTCGGCGCGGTTGATAATTTGATCACGAATAACATTTTCAGCGGCCATAATATTACGCATCCTCTCTTATTTGGAATTCAGCAAGAGGGGAAATTGGGCAATGCAAGCGAATTAAAAACGGCGTATGAGATTTTCAAGAACACCTATGTAACGCATAAACAAAAACAAATTGAGGAAATTGTCGGGTATTTTTCCGGGGTTGCCGGTGTTGATGCCGAATATCATTTGAAGGATGTTGAACCGGTGGGCATGGAACTTGATCAGGTGCAATTTAAGGAACTATTACCGAAGGAATGGATATTGGAGAAGTTCGGGATTGATCCGGCAAAATACGGCATCCAAACGGCCGTTAATAACGTGATGCCCGAACAGATGGGCAATGAGGCATTGATAAAATTATCCGGTAGGCAACAACAAAACCTTTTGCGCATCGTTCGATTATTCAGCCAGGGCAAACTAACAAAGGGCCAGGCATCGATTCAATTATCGGCGTATGGGTTTACCGATGATCAAATCAACCAATATTTGGGATTGGATGAAAACCCAATGATGGCGGATCAACAATTCATGGATGATTCCGATGAATTCATCGCGGATATGTTTGCGGAATACGGCGAGGATAGGGCGAATTTTAGCATTTTGAAAAGCGAAGTTTACACCGGGCAAGATGATGATTTTCAAATGTCATTTGCCGCGGTTTCGGAATTTACCGAAAGGGAGGCCAAAATATTGGAGTTGTTGAAAAAACAACCGGATTTATCGAATGTGCAAATTGCCGAGGCGTTGAAATATGAAACAAACGTTGTTGATGATATCGTTGAAAACCTTGTTAAACGTGAAATAATCAAAGCCGAAATTGTCGGGGGAATTCCCGTTCGCAAAATATTGGAAAGATTACCGGCGCAAACATTACCGGAAATCAAAGTTTTGTACACCTATGAAAAACGCGATGGCGTTGCCGGGCCGGAACTTTTAAAAACATCAAGGCCGTTTTGTGTTAAGATGGTCGGGTTGAGCAAATCGCGAATGTTTAGCCGACAAGATATTCAAAAACTTTCCGAACGTTTGGGGTATTCCGTATTCAAGCGCGCCGGTGGATATTGGAACAACAACGGAACCATTGAATTCCAATGCCGTCATGGGTGGATGAAACATGTTGTAATTAAGAAAAAATAAAACAATGGCAACAATAACATATTTGATTTTACCATCCGTCATCAAAGAAAGGATGTCATTGCATGATAACATCGATGATAAATTGATATACCCAGAAATCAAAGCGGTTCAAGATTTGTACATCATGCCGATTTTAGGATCAACTTTGTTCAATAAAATATTAAACGATATTGCAAATAATACATTGGCCGGTAATTACAAATCATTGGTTGATAATTACGTTGTTGAATGTTGTTGCAATTATGTTATGGCGGAATTACCGGAGGGGTTAAATTATCAATATTGGAATAAAGGCGTTTCACAAAAAACAGTGGACAATGCAACGCAACCGAGCATGTCGGAAATGTATTCCATTGTCGCGAAATACAAATCGAGGGCCGAGCATTACGCGAAAATGCTGCGCAATTATTTGATTGAATACGCCGATGATTATTTCCCGGAATATTTGAATTTTGTTTCCGGGGTTGATGTAGTACATCCGGAACGCGTTTCGTATTCATCGCCAATTTATTTGGGTGATGAAACCGAAATACCGCGCGATGATTAGACATTAAAACAAGTCATACAAAGATTAACGGAATTAGCGGAAAGCCATTGGCAAATTAATCATTTTTTCATCGGTGGATTCGATGAATTTTTGGATGATGAAGATGTAGTTTATCCGGCTTTATTTTGCGAATTGAAATCCGATTCAACGATATCACTATCGAATCGCGTTGCCAATTTGAATTTTACGTTTTACTTTTTTGATTTGATGGACACCGCCAACCGATCATTGGAAAACGTTTGGGATGTAACATCGGACATGGCAAGTGTGGCCCAGGATTATTTAGCATTGTTAAAGGATCAAGATTATACGGATTGGGAAATCGGCGATGATTACAACATGACAATCCGCGATTATGAATTGCAAGATTTAACATGTGGCGTTTCCGTTGATGTAACCATCGGAATCAAATTCGATGCGAATCGTTGCCAAGTACCGACAACGTTTTCATTTTCGGAATATGATGGTTCATCACTTACATTGAAACAAGTGGTGGCGCGCATCGGCGCATTGGCAACATCACATAAACAAATCAATCATTTTTTCATTGGGAATTTTGATGAATTTTTGGATGGCCCGGATGTTGTTTATCCGGCATGTTTCGCGGAACTTGATCGAACCGGCGTTGTTTCATTGACCGATCGTTTATGCAAATATTCATTTACGTTTCATTTTTTTGATTTGATGGATATTGCCAACAACGCACTACAAAATGAATTCGAAATCAAATCCGATATGTTATCGGTGGCGATGGATTTTTTGGCGATGTTAAATTATTTCGGTTTCCAACATTCATGGGTGATTGCCGAGGAATATGATTTAACGATTCGTGATTATCAATTGCAAGATTTAACCGCCGGGGTTTCCATCAATGTTGAAATTGGCGTTCGGTTCGATGCGAACAAATGCCAAGCGGTTGCGGATATTGGTAATTTCCTTTTGTGGAATGACACCGATAAATTCTTAATTAATAACAATGACAAATTAGTATATGCCGAATAAAAAAATTAATCAGTTAGATACCAGGACGGGCGCGGCGTTAACCGATTTGATTTTAATCGGTGATCCAACATCCGGAACATCATTCAAATTAACCGCAACGGCATTTCGTACGTTGTTGAATAATGTTCCATATACCGGGGCCACAACCAACGTGAATTTGGGCGCGTTTAATTTAACCGCGGCATCAATAATCAGAACCGGTGGCACTTCATCGCAATTTCTCAAAGCGGATGGTTCGGTTGATTCATCAACATATCAACCATTACTCACTAATCCCGTAACGGGAACAGGTGCATCGGGACAAGTTGCATATTGGAATGGAACGAGTAGTCAGACGGGTTCAAATAATTTGTTTTGGAATAGTGCAAATAATAGGCTTGGAATTAATACCAATACACCAACGGCATCATTGCAAGTTGTTGGTACAATGAAGGCAACACTTGTTGAAACTCCATTAGTATATAGTACGGGAAGCGACCAAATAGGTTTGGGAACACAGGGAGGAACAATAGGTTTATTAGTCAACGCAACAACACGCAATGTTGAAATAAAGAATGGGATATTTGGTGATACAGGACAACGATTGCAAGTTGGCGGTGATGCGTTTATTAAGGGGAGTGGGAATACATCAGCGACTTTTGGTTTGACTGTACAAAATAGTAATGCAGAAAATTATTTAAGAGCAAGAAACGATGGTAGAATAATATTAGGAAGTCAAACGGTAAATTTCGCACCATTTATACAACCAAATAATGGAGTAAGTACATTAAATATAGATGGCACACATTTGTATTTTGGTAACGCAAATAATGATAATGCGAATACTGGTCCTGCTGGATTTTGGTTTGAAGCAAGTTTTAGCGCAGGTAGTGGAGGACAATCTAAATTATTAAATTTAACGGGTGCTTTTACAGGTGCTACTGGTGCAGAACATACAAATTTAAGATTAGGTTATACAATTAATCAAGTTGCTGGTGCTACGGGAATCACACGTGGATTGTACGTTAACCCTACCTTAACCGCTGCTGCTGATTGGCGTAGTATTGAATGGAGTAACAATAGCGGATGGGGATTGTATGGGGCAGGGACTGCACCGAACTTTTTGGGGGGTACTTTAACGGCAACATCATTCATTAAGAGTGGAGGTACATCATCACAGTATTTGATGGCAGATGGTAGCACGTCAACATTAACCAACCCCGTTACAGGTACAGGAACAACAAACTTCTTACCTAAGTGGACAAGTGGGAGTGCGATAGGCAATAGTCAGATATTTGATAATGGTACAAGTGTTGGTATTAATAACGCATCTCCATCTTCTATTTATGTTTTAGATGTAAATGCAAGAGATGTTTCATACAACACAAGATTTTATCAACCTTCTTCTTCTACTTCTGCATATAATAGCGTTTTTATAAGCGGAGCAATGACAAGTGCAAATGCATATTTTGGAATAGGAGGAAGTGCAACAGGTAATACTTCATTTAGAGATGCAGTAGTAATAGGTTCTCAATCATCACATCCATTAGTTTTTAATACCAGCGACACAGAACGAGCAAGATTTACCGCAGGCGGCAACCTCCTTGTCGGAACTACCACTGACGCAGGGCAGAAGTTGCAAGTTGCGGGAACGACTAAATCAACGGCAACAAATATACCTTTCCAATCTGTTGTTACAAGTTCAGAAATGTATAATTCATTTTTTGTAAATACATCAACCTTAATTGGGAATATTGGTAATGGCGATGGTATAATAACAAATGGTGGTACTAATAATTTTGGGATAAGAGCAGAAGCAGATTTAATTTTTGCTGCTGGTGGAAATAATAGAAGAATGACCATCACCTCCGGTGGCAACCTCCTTATCGGAACTACAACTGATATTGCATCTTCAAAAGTAACTATTTCATCAACTACACAAGGTTTCCTCTTACCTCGGATGACTACTACACAAAAGAACGCAATCGGTACACCTGCACAGGGTCTAATGGTATTTGATACAACATTGGTTAAACTTTGCGTTTACAATGGTACTACATGGGAAACAATAACAAGTTTATAATTTAAAATAAAATAAAAATGGCAAAACAAATCTCACCCGTAACAATATGGGTAAATGGCGAAAGCAAATCAGCAGAGTATTTTCAAGTGACTTGCATCAATGACAATTACGAAAATTCAGCAACGAACTATTGGCAGTTGTTCACCAAGAACGTAGATTCTGAAGGTGTAGAATCAATGGGTGAGCAAGTTGCTCAAGGCAATCTCACGATTCAGGGCGAGGACTACGTTTTGTGGGGAGACCAACCTGCAATGGCGATTAACGCTTGGATTTACAATTGGAGTGCGGATAAGTTAAATTTAGTAATTTTACCTTAAATTAAACATTATGGAATTAATCGAATTGAAGGCCCAGGCCTATGACATTTTAAGCAATTTGGAATATTTGCAAAAACAATTGCAAGAGGTGAACCAAAAGATTGCGCAAAAAATGCAAGAGGAAAAAGCGGAAAACTAAAAAACAATAACACCATTTCATTCCCGGGATGGTGTTGTTTTTTAATTGCAACAATTAAGTATTTTTCGCCACAAATCCGTATAAATACTTTATGTTTTATGAAGGCATTTCCTTTGTCATTTGACCAATTCAGCAAAGATCCGGTAAAGGCGTTTTTATTCATCACCTTGTTTGCCATCGGTTATTTATACATTGATCAAAAATTGATGTACACCGAACAAATCGAAAAGCAAGGCGCGAAAATTGAAAACCTTGAATTGAAAATCGATGCGCTATCGGTTCAATTAAAACGTTCCGATTCGTTGTTAGCGGCCACAACCGCTAAACTTTTGACATTAAAGGAAATGGGGGCCATCAAATGAAATACATTTTTTGCATAGTGTTATTTGTGGCATGTGAAATGAAACAACAATCAACCATTGTTGTTGATCATGTTGATACATTATTGCAAAAATCAATTTCAAGAACCGACACCATTGCAAGATTGATTCCAAAGGTTGATCATTTTATTCATGTAAAGGAACAACAAAACGCAAAGGATTTGCGCGCGTTCAAGGCGTTAAAGGTGAAAACGATTATCATTCATGATACGATTATCATAAAAGAAAAAACCAATTTTTGGGGCCGGAAACGCACAACAACCGATTCCATTCAATCCATTGATTCAACCGAATATGAAAAAAATAATTGATTTTTTATCCGGGTTTGTTTCGGAAAACGGCCAGGCATCATCGAAGCGTTTAGTCGGTGTAATTTGCGCCGGGTTCCTTTGTTGGACATTGTACGCCAATCATACGGAACAAAACGAACCATCGGAGGCCCTTGTTTATTCGGTTGCATCGTTGGCATTCGCGGCGTTGGGATTGACATCCGCGGAAAAAATATTTAAAAAAGATGAAAATAAAGATTGATCCCGTCAACGTTATTTTGTTGATTGCAATATTTTTATTTTTGATATTGTTTTTATTCTCATGCAATCCGGTAAAACAAGTTTTGCGCGATCAAAACAAACTTGATGCCGTTGCAAAGGTTGTGGTTGCCGGGGGTTATTGCGCCAATGACACAACGTACATTGTGAAATCCGATACAACGATCAAGGTTGACACATTGGTTCAAAACGATACAACGATCCAGGTTGAAACCAGGAATGACACAACATATTTGACGCGGTTAAAATACCGGGACATTATCAAATCAATAACCATCCATGATACAATCAAATCCGTTGTTGTGGACAATGCCCGTTTAAACTTGATCCGGGCCGAATTGGCGGCATCAAATGCGAAGTCAATGGAATGGGAACGGAAGGCCGAAAGACGCGCCGGATGGCTAATTATTTTAATCCTGGTGATCGCCGGGTATGTTTACCTAAAACTTAAAAAATGAAATTATCCGAACATTTAGATTTGGCCGAAGTAACCCGGTCAGAATCCGCAAAGCGCAAAGGTATTTCAAACATGCCAACACCGGAACACATCGCAAATTTCAAGATATTAGCGGAAAATATATTCGAGCCAATACGCGCCCATTTTCGATGCCCTATCATGATTTCATCCGGATATCGTTCAAAGGAATTAAACGCCGCGATTGGTGGTTCCGCGACATCGCAGCATTGTTCGGGTGAGGCCATCGATATTGACATGGACGGCACGCCACATGGCGTTACCAATCGCATGGTTTTTGATTACATCAAGGATAGCCTAATATTTGATCAATTGATTTATGAATTCGGGGATGCACAAAATCCGGATTGGGTGCATGTATCGTATGAAACAACCGGCAAGCAACGCAAACAAATATTGCGCGCGTCAAGGGTAAACGGGAAAACGATTTATTCAAATTACTAAAAATGTGATATACTACGATCCGCGTTCCGTTTGGCGCGTTTCATTTTATCATAATCGGAACGGCATTTTTTACATTTGTTTTCCCGGTGATCAAGTAGCGTGATGTTAACCGGGAACAAATCGCGTGATTTCCTTTCCTTGCAATATTTACAATATTTCAATTGTATAGGATTTGATTCCATAATTTGACATGAGTTTAAGTAATTCAATTTCCGCGGTTCCGATTTGGTATTCATAGTAAATTAAGGCCTGGTTGATATTCGAAACGAAAACGTTTTGTTTCGATCCGGCAACGTATTGATGGCAAAAAAACAAAGTATTCCCGGCCATTGTCCGGCAACGCAACACATATTTTTTCATACGATTTTCGTTTTGTCCGGGTTCAAACCCTTTCCATTGAAACGCTGATATTCATATTTCGGGAAAAACCGGTCGAATGAATGTTCGTGTTGCCAAAACCCGGGGAACAATTCAAAAAACCATCGGCCGCCATGAATGCGCCAACGGACATTCCGCCGGGTTTCGTTTTTATCGATGTATTCCTGGATAGAATGGGTTATTTTCATTTGATGATTTTTTTGAATATGAAAAATATTTCATTGGCGATATAGAAACAAATCGCCGTTGGAACCGCGATGACAAAAAAGAAAATAACTTGCACGATTAATTCAATGTTTTTTTTCATATTAAACCAATTATTAAAATTGCAATCAAAGCGGCAAGGAACCCGACAATAAAACCATGTTGAAATTGGCGGTTATTCATCGACCTGGATTTTTATTTGTTTACCATTCAAAAGATCATCAATAACGAATTCCAACAAATTGCGTTGATCCGGGGCAAGCAATGAAATGCGTTCCATTATGGCCCGGTATGTTAGCGGATCGGAATTTATTTCCGATTGAATGCCATCCCGGATTTCATCGGTGAAATGTGGATAGGTGGCAATATCGCGCAATATCCATTTGCATTTTTTGGAATAGTTATCGAACAAAACGCATGAACGGGAGCCGGGGTATTGCCGGACAATATCATCCATGTATTCGGTGGCAATGCGCAAATGATGAATTGATGTTATAAAATTAGAAACCATTTTCGTCGAATTTATGTTCCGGTAAAATTATGGATTTTATGTATCCGGCGGCGCGGAAAACCTCGACGCAATCTTTGAGGACAACAACGGCCTCCCCGGAATAGATCATTGCATCGATTAATTCGCCAAGTAAAAGATGGCGATCATGTTGGCTCATTTCGGGCCATTTAGGCAATGACATTTTGGACATGTTGATTGTTTTAAAATTGAGATGGTGTAAAGGGTTCGACACAAACGGCACCGAACCCATATTGCTACGATTTTAGCCATAATATTCCAGGATTGTTTTGGCTAATTTTTTG